CAGAACTTGTCAATGCGTTTATCAATGCCATAACAGTCTGCGGTTAAAAAATCGTCATGTAAGGATATAAAATATAAAAAGAAGTTACCACTTAAACAAGCTGTATGCATTAGCAAGTGGCATTCAATATCTTCTGCTTTATTCATTTATAGTTTCCTTTGCGTACATTAGTTTCTTTTTCCATTTATGTAAAGGTTCAGTACCTAAATGTTTTATAACTTTTTCATACTCTTGTTGATCATATTTAAAAAGTAATTTATCAACATCAACTTCAACTACAGTATGATTTTCTTTAATAATATTAACTGCTCTATCACTTTTGTTTTTTTGTTCTATAGTGTTTCTATAAATTTCTTCGTATTGACTCTCGTCTACTGTATTCAATAACATTAGTCGCCTTGTTATTTTTTCATAAAATTCTGTATTTTCTAAAGGTGTGGATAAATGATATATTACATTAGTACTTATGATGTCCATATGACCTAAGCTAACGAATCTTTGTGGTGAATGTATTTCTGGCTTTACTAACAGTTTAGTAAATTCTGTTTTATCTCGCCATTTAGTATTTGTTTGTTCTTGTAACACATTATTAACATGTGTTTCCCATGACATATCTTTAATAAACCATCTGTGATAATCATCGGGTCTGAAATGAAAAAAGTCTCCGTCACCTTTGTCATTGTATTCACCATCTTCAGTAATTTTCTTTACTGTAAATCTAGGACGTAAAGGTGCTAAGGCAAACTCTTTGTGCAGGTTGAATAACCATAAAAATGTATTTCCGTAAAATCCTTGTGTATGTAAACACACGTGACATTCAATTTGTTTCATTTATTATATCCAGTTTATAACACCACGAACAGCTAAAGCAAAGTACATTAGTTCCATTAATGCTCTTGGTATGTCTTTGTCTTTGTATCCCATATATACCCAGATGCTACAACTAAAACAGGCTATACCCCACCCCATCCATTGATACTCTGCTTGTCCACCACTAAGTAAAAAAGCACTTGCCATAGCTAAAATAAAACCTAACCAACGAAAACCATCTATGTCTTTGTAGTATCTTATTTTCATACTGTTATTTATGTAAGTGGTAGTCCCTAGGAGAATCGAACTCCTCTTTTCAGGATGAAAACCTGATGTCCTAACCGATAGACGAAGGGACCATTGGCGCGAATGAAGGGACTCGAACCCTCGGCATCCTGCGTGACAGGCAGGCACTCTAACCAACTGAGCTACATCCGCTTATTAGTTAGTATTATAAGTTATCTTAGTATATTTGTCAACACCAAGATTCTTTTTTATCACCATAGTATTCTCTGGCAAATCCATTATCAATTAGCATGTGTCTAAGACTTTTGCCATCAATAATAATATCGCCTAATACTCTGCCACCAAACTTATCCCATTTAGCAATTGCTACTTGTAGCGTTGTAGATGCGTTAAGTTTATCTTTAGTGAATTGAGATGCTTTCTCACCCCATGCGGCTTCTCTTTCGCACTCAGCTCTCCAACCTTTTTCAGGTGTATCAACACCATAAACACGAATGCTTAGTTCTTGTTTAAGTGGTGCTGGTAAAAAGTCTGCTCTAAATGCTACAGTATCACCATCAATAACTCTTGTGATTTCGAAGTCATATACTTCCATTGCAATGTCTTTTGCAAAAGCCGGAAGTGTAATAACTGCACAAAATAATATTGTTATTAATTTTTTCATAATATTCTCCTATACAGTTATTTATATAATTAATCTATCTATGATGTTTTAATTCATAATAGTTGCCAGTTTCATCATTAGGATTTTTACCTTGATAATCTCTAACCGCAGCTTTAATTGCATCTTCTGCTAACACACTACAATGAATCTTAACTGGTGGCAACGCTAGTTCTTCAACTATCGTTGTATTTTTTATTTCACCAGCTTCAATTAAATTCATACCTTTTAACATAGTTGTTACCATACTTGAACTAGCAATTGCACTACCGCAACCATATGTTTTAAATTTTGCATCTTCTATGATACCATCTGTTACTTTAATTTGTAACCGCATTACGTCACCACAAGCCGGAGCTCCTACCATACCTGTTCCTACGTCTGCGGCATTGGCATCCATTTTACCTACATTTCGTGGGTTATTGTAGTGGTCTAACACTTTTTCTGAATATGCCATAAGCCTATTCTCCTATAAATATTTTATAAATTGTGTATTGTATAAACCTTTTTTACGTTTATACATTTTTACATAATCAAGTAAAAACTTTTTCAATCTAAACGAACTCATTATATCTAGATATTCTGTAATAACAATAGGGCTTGTATACCAATCGTCACCTACTACTATATGATCTACTTCATTATTTGCATACGAGAATTGCGTATCCTGCGAATATGCTTCTGTCAGTTCTTGACGTTTTTGTACAAATAGTCTTTCATGATCTTCTGGTTCTCCTAAAACAACTGAGGTGTCGTATTTGTTTAGATTGTCTGCTAAATCATGATGGGCAAAATTTAACTGCCACATGTATTTTAGTTTACCATCTTCCCATGCTTTAAGATATTCATTGTGATACTTTCCAAACCATTCTTCTTTCCAACCTTCAATGTGACTATGTTCTTTAGCCCATGATTCTGATTGCTCAGTAACATCATCTGCTGTTTCAATCCATGCAAACGCATAGTTTGTAATATAGAAAAATAGTTGTTCTTCTATTGTATTGTCAACTAAGATTGTTTTATCTGCTTTAATAATATTATCTGGGTTAGCTAAGTTTCCACTATAGTTACTCCAAATAGCTGTATCAAAGTCTTTTACCACATCTTCAAGTTTTGAAAATGGATCAACAGTTCCATGTTCAGTTTTATCTAACTCTTTAAAAGAATCATTAAACTGTGCATGTAACGGATGATTTCCATCTTCAATAACTATTCCACCGATGTGATTATGTTGAGGTCGAAGATATCCATCTGTAAACGAATATACTTCTGGCCCAATATTCATTTCTTGTGAAAGCCACCAATGTATTCCTGATGCACTTCCTAAATTGTTTTGATATATTGCTAGTTTCATTAATTGTCCTATTTGGTGGAGGTAACCGGGATCGAACCGATGACCTATTGCTTGCAAAGCAATCGCTCTCCCAACTGAGCTATACCCCCTTAATTTTTACTCTTCAAAGTATTTATTCAATACTTCTAGATGATCATCATATTTTGCAATCAAACCCAATTGTTCTTCAATTGCTTCAATAATATCTGGATGTTCGCCTATACCTACTGATTGATTTAAGTATACATGAACATTAGCTTTATGTTTTGCAATTTGTCCTTCGGCATGAGCTTTTAGTGCTCCTAATAAATGTTCTCTCATCATACTTCCTTTCGTTGTACTCTTCTTTTGTATTTCCTAATATATGGCAATATTTCAGCCCGGCAGTCCTGTTGCCGTCTCCTTTTGTGTTGGTGCCCTCGGAGAGACTCGAACTCTCACGTCTTGCGACACAGGTTCCTAAGACCTGCGTGTCTACCAATTCCACCACAAGGGCCTTAGTGGTGCCGGTGCACGGATTCGAACCGCGGACCTACTGATTACAAATCAGTTGCTCTACCAACTGAGCTACACCGGCTTTATTAAGTTACGTTTTATTTATCAACTAAAAACGGACTCTTTAATTTGAATGACTTGTGGAACAAGATCTATACCTAGCTTTGCCTCAAAATTGTCTGTCCAAGGATCAACTCTAGCTTCTTTAAGATGTTCTAACATATCTAGAATATCTTTATTGTCTATATCTTCATACCATAAGTCGGTTGAAGTATCACCCATTATTGTAATTCCGGAAACATTTGTTTCACGTAGTTTCTTACTATAACTTGTGTATCATTATCACAACTTTCAGTTACTACTGAATTAGTACCTTTCACTCTAACTTCTTCTTTTGCTAGTTGTAGCAATTCGCGTTTGTTGAGCTTTTGTACCGTTGTTAAATCAACTGCGTTACTTGTAAGAGCACTAATTACATAATTGCTTACATCTTGTTCACTCATTGGAACTTCAATTTTAGCTTTAATGCGTTTTACTCCGTCTTTATATTCTGTTGCTCTCATAATTATTCTTTAACCATTATTTGTGTTTCTATTAGCCTTTACTTTTACTTCTTCTATTAAGTACTAATATACTAGTAAGATGAGGTTTTGTCAACCAAGAAATGTTATTTTTTATAGATTATTTAAAGATTCTGGTAAATTATGGGGTTTGTTGGAATTGTGATGGTACTAGTTGTACCCATGTTGTTCCATTCCAACCTTCAAACATAGCTGTATCTGTATTGAAAAAGAATTGTCCTGGTACTGGACTAGTTGGTCTTTGTGCAGCAGTACCATTTTCCGCAATAGCTGGTGTTCCTGGTATTCCTGCTGGTCCTGCTGGTCCTTGTGGGCCAGTTGGTCCTTGTGGGCCTGCTACTGTACTATCTGCACCGTCTTGACCATTGATACCATTGATACCATTAGTACCATTTGTTCCGTTAGCACCGGCTGGTCCTGCTGGTCCTTGTGGTCCTGTTGGTCCAGTTGGGCCTGTTGGTCCAGTTGAACCTGTTCCTGTTCCTGAATTACCAGTAACTACTTCTTCATTTAAATTTGTAGTAGATGCAGGAGAAGGTGTAACTTTTGTTCCAGTTTCAGCTAATCCAGTCATACCTGGTTGTTGTTGTGCAATTCTAGGACTTCCAGAACTAGATTCTTGTACGGTTTGCGTACTACGTTCAGTGTAACCTATAACTCTATTACAATGATCGTATATTGGTTCTCTTTCAGACAATGGCACTGTTGGATCGCCATCGTTTTCTAATCTATTTAACATTTCAGGTTCAAGTAGATAATGGAATATATTATTTCCATCTTCGTCTACTTCATAACCTTTTAAACTATTATAAACTGATTGTAAATTACTTGCATACTGTTGACTTTTTGCAAGTGTCATGTTATCTGTATCTATTGCAACACCAACACCTGTATTAATTCTTTCTTGAGGTGCAAATAAACTACCACCTTGTCCACCTGATTCTGTTCCTGCAAAATTATTTTCAAACTCAATTAAGTTTCCAATATCATTTTTAAATGCATTCAAATCACTTATAATATTGTTTTTAACTGCTTCTGGTAAATTTGCTAGGTTGTTAAATTGTGATCCTAGTTTTTGTAATAGTCCACCTGTAAATAAGTTTGGGTTAAACTTACCATCTGTACCAATACATCCGCCAATATCGCTATCTGCCATTTGACCCAATGTATCAAGTATATCTTTACCTGCACCTGTGAAACTTCCCATTGCATCTCTTAATACGTTTGGAATAGCACGTGGAACAACTGGTGTACCACAGAAGTTAATCATATTAGCAATAGCCGCAAATTCTGCTATAGCCGCATTTAATCTTCCTAGTGCGTTATCAATGTTAGTGTGTGCGATAAAGTCGTCTAATGCATTTTCTGCTTCTTGTAATGCATCTCTTAAATCTTCTAAGCCTGCAGGTATCTCAGGTATTAGTCTACCTATGTTAACCTTTAAGCATATTTGTAAATTTGGGAGTTTTATGCCGTTTCCGGCCAATATACTACAAATGATTTCTTTCAAGCTGTACGCTTGTGTTTGAGCTGTTATACTACCATTATTTAGGTCTATATCAGCACCAGTAGGAATATCAACAGTTGTTCTATTGATATAATCACTAGCGTCTTTCAAGCCATTTACAAAATCATTTGCCATATTATTGTCCTATGTACACATCTGGACTACCCGAGCTTGCGTCTGGTCCACAATGTGGTGGAATAGGACAAAGTGTGTCTGAACCGGCTGGATTGCCATTCAGTACAACTAATTTTCCGCCTACAAATACATTTTTACATCTAGCACCAAGACTACCGCCGCCGTGACTATTTGTGTCACCGTCAACGCTGATTGGTTGTGTATTTACATGGACATTCATATGTGCTAGTGCATTTGTACTTGCACCACATAGTCTAGAATCTCCGTTTCTATGTACTTGAGGCATTTGCTACTGTTAATCCTGTACTTTGTTTAATATACATGTCGCTGGCATCTTTTGCAGATTTAACTACACATATAATATTATTTATCTTTAATTTGATCTTAGTATCTGGAGTAACTGTAAACATATAAGGTGCTAAAGCCATCCCATTCTGGGCGGCTATTAGTATGTAAGGCTTAGATACTGTAATATCAGTATCATTTTCTGAGTCTAAACGTGCGATCATTTCCTCACCTGAAGAAAGTTTTATGCTTACTACATCGCCGTTAGTGTATGGTGTTTCTATTAACATATATTATGCTCCTATTTTATGACCCGTTCCATTGTAACCTGTATCTTCAATGTATTGGACCATTTGGTCATATCCGCCAACTTTATTACCGGATATAATTATTTGTGGGAATGTTCTGGCACCTGGAAAAGTTTCCATAACATCTTCCCTTGTAAAATCTTCGTCTAGTTGCTTATACTCATAAGCATATCCACGTGATTCACATAGTGATTTAGCCCTTACGCAATAAGGACATGCTGTCTTTCCGTAAATTATTATCATTATAAACTCATTCCTGAAAATGTATCTTCTGATACGTCTTTTTTAACACCGCCAATAACATAACTACTAATTTCTGTTTCTTGAGGTGCTACTTGTACTTCTGCTCCACTAATCCATTTAGCTGTCCATGGTAGTGGATTTGCTTGTGGTGTTGTGTATGGACATTTCATTCCTAATGCTGTCATACGTTTACAACAGATCCATTCAATATAATCATGTAATAGTTGTGCATTAAGACCAATCATACTACCGTCTTTAAATAGATAGTTAGCCCATTCTTTTTCTTGCTCAACTGCATCAACAAACATTTGTGATACTTCTTCTTTACATTCTTCTTGAATCTTAGCAAAGTCTGGATCTTCTTTTGTTAATACTTTTGAAAGTAAATATTGTGTACTTGCTAAGTGAACATTTTCATCACGTGCAATAAATTTAATAATTTTAGCATTACCTTCCATTTTCTTTAATTCTGCGAATGCCCAAGAGCAAGCAAAACTAACATAGAAACGAATGCCTTCTAATACGTTAACACTATTTGCACACATCCAAATTTTCTTCTTTAGATCATACATATTAATTTCAACTGTTTTATTATTAACTTTATGTGTTCCTTCACCTAACAATTGATAGTACTGTGAATATTCAATAAGGTCATTGTAATATTTAGAAATGTCATCTGCACATTCTACAATTTCTTTACTATCTGCTAATTCATCAAATACTATTGTAGGATTATTATAGATATTACGAATAATATGTGTATAGCTACGTGAGTGAATTGTTTCACTGAATGTCCATGTGATAATCCAGTTTTCAAGTTCTGGTAAGCTAGTAATAGGACCAAATGCTTCAACAGGTGCTCTACCTTGTACACTATCTAAAAGTATCTGTCTTTTAAGATTACTTGTAAAAATGTGCTGTTCGTGATCAGTTAGATCTTTAAAATCTTTTGAATCTTTACTTACATCAACTTCTTCAGGTCTCCAAAAGAAACCTAATTGTTTATCTGTAAGTTTATCAAACTGTTTATACTTAACAGTATCGTATCGCTGAAATCCAAGATCTCCATCTAGAAATGCATTTGCTTCAGTATGGTATTTTTCGTTATTTACGTTTAATATTGACATGTTGTTTAATCCTTATATCACACAACTTTCGCAGTAGTCGTCATACTCTTCGTCCGTGCTAAATTCTTCTCTACCAAGCATCTGCTCAGCATTCTTCTTATCAAAGTCAATTTCACCTTGACCATCATATGTGTTAAAATAGTATAATTGTTTTCCACCGTACTTGTAAAACATTACAAGATGTTGTAGCATAACACTCATTGGAATCTTTTCTTCTTCATAAAATTCCGGGTTGTAGCTTGTATTTACACTAATACCTTGATCAATATATTTTTGTAATACTGCCATAATTTTTAAATATCCTTCTGGGCTTTTTTGACCCCATAACAGATCGTATTTATTCTTTAACCTAGGATAACCAGGCACAACTTGTTTTAGTACTCCATGTTTGCTTTGTTTAACACTTACAAATGCACGTGGTGGTTCAATACCATTAGTACTGTTACTAATTTGTGCTGATGTTTCAGCAGGCATTAATGCCATTAATGTACTGTTACGTATTCCTGTTTTTTGTAACTGTTTACGCAGACTTTTCCAAGGCATACGTTCTTTATGTGGAACTAACTCATCTAGTTCTTTTTTGTATGTTTGGTTAGGTGTAATACCTTGTCCATATTTTGTTTCGTTAATTCCTGAAATATTACCTTTTTCAATTGCTAAATCTGCACTTGCTTTAATTAAGTAATAACTCCATGCTTCTGTCCATGTGTCAACTAATGCTAATCCTTTTTTATCAATATCTTGATAATTTAAATCATTCTTAGCCAACCAATATGCAAAGTTAATAATACCAATACCTAATGGACGTCTTTTCATTGTACTAAGTTCTGCCGCTAATACTGGATAATTTTGATAATCCAATAGCTCGTCTAAGCCACGTACTGCTAATCTACATATACGTTCAAAGTCCTCAGGTGTTCTAACGTTACCCCAATTAATCGCACTTAATGTACATAAACTAATTTCACCTTCTTCATCATTAAACGAAGAAAGAGGTTTTGTAGGTAAATTAATTTCACAACACAAATTGCTTTGTTTTACTGGTGCAACTTCTTCTAAAAATGCTCCATGTGTATTTGCATGATCTACATTTTGTAAATAAATTCTTCCTGTGTTTTTACGTTCTTCCATAAACATACCAAACAATTCAGATGCTGGTAGTACTTTTTTCCTAGTAACTGTTCTTTCTGCATTCTCATATAATTCTTTAAATTTATCTTGATCGTTAAAAAATGCCTCATATAATCCAGGAACATCACTAGGTGAGAAAAGTGTAATGTCTTTACCAGTTAATAGACGTTCGTACATAAGTTTATTAAATTGTACACCATAGTCCATATGTCTAACACGATTATCTTCTGTGCCTTTATTGTTCTTTAATACTAATAGTTCTTCTGCTTCTAAGTGCCAAATTGGATAGTATAGTGTTGCCGCTCCACCACGAACGCCACCTTGGCTACATGATTTAACTGCACTTTGAAATAATTTATAAAATGGAATAACACCTGTATGTGTTGCATCGCCTCGTCTAATAGGACTTCCTATTGAACGAATACTACCTGCTCCAATTCCAATACCTGCTTTTTGGCTAACATATTTTACAACACTAGCACTTGTAGCATTAATACTATCTAAGCTATCATCTGTTTCGATTAATACACAACTACTAAATTGTCTTTGAGGTGTTCTAAGTCCTGCCATAATAGGTGTAGGTAAACTAATATCAAAGTTACTAATAGCATCATAATATTCTTTTACATATTTCATTCTAGTTTCTTTTGGATACGAACTAAACAATGTAGCTGAAATCATCATATATGCAATCTGTGGAGTTTCAAATATTTGTCCTGTTACTCTATTCTGAGCTAGATACTTACCACGGAATTGTTCCATTCCAACGTAAGAAATATTTTCATCACGATCATGTTTAATGTAACTGTTTAATTGATCAATTTCTTCTTCTGTATAAACGGAGAAAAAACTTTCGTCGTATATTCCTAGTTCAACATTCTTACGTGCAATATCACTTAGATGATCTGGATCAAATGAATTGTAAACGTTTTTTCTTAGATGATAATTGATTAATCTACCTGCTACCCATTGATAATTTGGTGTTTGTTCGTTAATAAGATCGGCTGCGGCTTTGATTAATGTTTCTTGTATATTTGTACTTTCAATTCCATCATAAAACTGTAAATGACTTTTAATTTCTACTTCACTAGCACTAACACCGGTAATACCTTCACATGCGTAAAATACAACTTTGTGCATTTTTTCTAAATCAAGTACTTCTGTAGTACCATCTCTTTTTATAATTTCTATTTGATCTTTGCTCATCTGTATCCCGTTCTTGTTAAAAATAGTTATGTATTTAACATGTAATGTTGTTCAATAACTATTTGCTTAATGTACTAATATCTATATCCTTTAGTACATCAAGTGTGTCGATTAGTTTTAGGTTGTCAATTATATCATAATTATAGTTTAAAATATAACAATTGTCAACTGAAACAATCAATTTAATCTCACTTTTTTCTACACTCTGTACTAGTAATATTTTACATGGAATACCACTGTAGTACAATGTATAAGCAATGCCTAACGAAACAACGTTCTCGTCATATTCGTTTGCATGTAGTAAGTCCCATGGGTTTGGCCATGTGCTTTCATTATAAGGATCGATTACCCTAACACTGATAGGTGCCATCTTCCAGAATTGTGTTACAACCTCAAGTTTAGGAAGTAAGTCGTCTAAAGCCTCTATCTCTTTTCTCAGAGTTCTCCAAGTACGGAGACGCGACTTTACTGGTAGTTGCCATATATCTTTCATTAATATGTTAACAGGTCAAAAAAAACTTGTCTGGTATTAAAATGTAACGTCGACATGTTTCTTTTGTTGTTCCTTGTATTAATATATTTATGACAGGTTATAGAATTTCTCTAAACGTTGGGCCCATTTCATTTCCCAATTTTTAAAGTCTTCTGGACCACTTTCGAACAGTTGCCATTGACAATCACCACTACACATAAAGATAGCAATACGATCAATTGTAGTATTGTACATTTCGTTATGTGCGTTTGCATAGGCGGCACCTTGTAAGAAATAATCTTCAATCCATTCACGTTTTTTAGGCTTATTAGTCTGCTTAAAGTCCATAATAGTTGGATGTCCTTTATAAACACCAACTAAGTCAGTTGTGCCAGCATATAATCCAGCCGCACATAAATTAACTTCAGTTCCCCATATCTCACTAACATCATCTTCAATATTATCCACAACAACCTGTGCCATTGCCTTAGCTTGTTTGTGTACTATATTATTTCCAGGGTTGTATGTTTCATACTCGCCTAATGCCCAATGTTCTAATATATTGTGCATAACTGTACCTCTATTGGCAGCAGTTGTTGTAATGCGTTGTGCTTCTTCTGTACCTACTCTTTTTCTCCATGCCGCCAATCCTGCACGTTTTTCTGCAGGCTGTGTAGCACTTAAAATAGTGGTAACACTTGGAACAGGATCGCCCCAAGGATTCTCATATAGACGTTTTCCGTCTACACTAGTTCGTTTTAATTCTTTATATGGATATGGACTTTTAATCTTTAACATGCATTAAGTATACTACTGTTGTGATAAGATGTCAATGGTTTCTTCAGTTAAAATAAAATTATTTAACACCCATGTATTACTAAACAACGACCAGTGGTTATCATCCGGTGCTACTGTTAATCCATTTCTAAATGCTATTTCCATATGGACTTTTGTATCTTTTGTAAATACCCACTCGCCTTCATCTATAAATTGTTTATATAATTCAACTTCTGCTGTACGTAATTGTGGCTTATCTACCATACGTAATAATTCTAACTTAATAATATGTTCAAAGTTATATAATGTATCCATGTTATCGTACCATTTATCGTTCCATGAATGATATACATCTGATACACTTTTACGTGCTAATGATTCAGTAATGTTTGATTGTACATTTTTTGGAAAATTATCATTTGGGGAATTTCTAAACATACCTGCATTTCTATGTATTGAATACCATATATGAGGTGGGCCATCTAACGTAGAGTAATTATTATCAATTTTTTGTTCTTCAAATTCAAAGTCTCCAGTACTACCAACTTCAAATACTCTTTGCTTGAATGTTCTATTAGTAAAGATAATATCAATGCCACGTAGCTTTGCATCAAGTAAACACCATTCATAGTAGTCGTGTCCACGACCTCCTATTGCGTAATTATAATATTGATGTTGTGGGAATTTTTGTGCTAGTTGATAAGTCCAACTATTCTTTTCTACTTTGTCTTGCCAATATGCTGAAAAACTATCGCCTATAAAAGCAATCTTTTTGCCTACCAATAAATGTACCATTTTAATGTCTTACTGGTATTTGCATTTGTGAGTCTTTCAATTTTATATCCTAAATTTTGAAAATGTTTAATTACTGTTTCCATTTGACTTTGTAATCCACGATCTGTAAGTGTACCTTGCCATACATTAAAATAGTTGACACTAGTTGGGTTTGTAATACTATACGTTCCTGGTGCAAATCCTAAATTTGCTGTTCCTGCACCAATATCATAATTCCATGATGCAAATGAACCTTCAATTGTTAGTACTAAGTATCCTGCGTCTTTGCTTGCTGTTAATCCTGCTAATCCTGCATCGTTAATATCTGCAACAATAGAATTAAGATTTGTTCCACTTGTTCCAAGTGTTATTGTTTGATTATTAAAAATAAGTGTGTCACCTACAGTTATTGTGGGGTTATTAACTGTACCAATTTTTTGTATGCTAGGAGTTGAGTTTGTCATTGTAGTTGTGTCTGATACAGTACCTTCAAATTTACCTAATGCACTCTGTGAAATAACAACTTCCATGATAGCTTGTGTTTCTTTGTACACAATCATATCTTGTGATGCTTTAGCTCTTGCTTGGGCTGCGTTTAATCCTACACTCATTTGTTTAACTCTTTGTCTACTTGCTTCTTAGCCATTGCTTTTACTTGTTTCTTATTCTTTTCTGGATCTACTTTATTCATATTGCTAGCACCCATGCTGGCAGTATTAAAATATACTATACCATCTTTGATGTTATTAACAATAGGGAGGTTTTGAATTTCATCAAATAGTGATTCACCATCTGCATCTATTCCCATCGCCACCAACTCTTTAACTAGCGAGTCTAGAGGAATACTCTCCACACCTTCGCTACTTAGAATTGAAAGTAGATCAATTACCTTTGCATCTACTTGTGATATTTCAAATAGATCAGCGTATCTCATAGCTTTACTTCTTCAATGCCGCAAATGCTTGTTTTAATACTTCTTTGTTGACTTTGCCGTCTGCTTGTGCTTCTTTTACCATACGTAGTGCATTTAGATATGAATCTTCTTTCATCTCTCTGCCGTCTACATCGGTTTCAGCTGACGCTGCATCTGCACCTTCAAAATCATCTTCTGCAGGCTCAACTGGTGCATCCGTGTCCATTGCTGGATCTGCTGGTGCATCAAGTTCAGGACCTGTGTCCATTGACATATCTGTTTCTGGTGCTTGGCCTTGTGCTACTAAAACTGCATCAGCAACTTGCTGATTTGCTGTCTTAACTGCTTCAAGTGCTGAACTAATTGCTGTTTCAGCTGATACATTAAATGCATCTGCTTCTGCTACACCAACTTCTTCTTTCATTGCGTTAGTGATGCTCATTAATTCTTCTACTTGCATGCTAGCTAAATTTTCAGCCATTTTTTGTAGATCGTCTGCCATTTGCTTTGCCGCTAGAAGTACTTCAGCTTGATCAAGTTCGCCTTCCATTACTGGATTCTTTTCCATAACTGTGTTTATACCTTCTAATACTAACAATAACTTCTGATATTGTTTATCGTTAACCTCAACGCCGTTTTCACGTAATGCGTTGATTTTCTTTTCAGTAACTGTTTTTACTTTGGTTAGTTTTGCATTACCTGCACCAAAGTCAAACTGCATACCGAATACTTCTTTTAGAACACTATCTAACTTGGTTAGTTTGTTCACTTGTAATTGTTTTAATTCCATGTTCAATACCCCACTAGGTTTTTTATATTATATTGTATTTATGCTTAAAGGCTACTTTTGATTTGATTTTTGATACTTTTCATCTTTTGCAGTGCAGATCCTTGTTTTGCCATAGCAATATCTATCTTACTTGACTCTGTTAGCGTTTTTGCCTTCATTTTAAACGTGGCTGCTTCTGCTAAAGCACTAGAATATCTGTTATCTAAATCCAATAATCTTTCAACCTTACTGTCTTTTTCAAATAATAAACCTTTTACAATACCCATCGCTGTCTCGAACAGTGCTATTTGATTGTATATAATTTCGTCACCTTCTTTAATATTATAGAACGTTTTTGTCATACCAGGAATAAGAGTAGCTTTTTCTAATACAACTTCATAATCACCTACTGTAACACTATTACCTTTTTTAGTCACTGCTGATAATGTAATATCATTATGTGATTCTTGAATAACTTCTTCAGTAGCTTTATGTGTAGCTTCGTCAAGTTTTTGTAATATTTCTAGCATGCCTTGTGCGTCTTTGCTTACTCCTGCAATAACGTTTGGCGTTGGTGTATTTCTTTGTGATTTTAATTTTTGATGTGCTGTTGGTTCTTGATTTGCGGCTTCATTAAGTTTGTTAATGATATCCATCATTCCTTGTGTTTCTGGTGTTGGCATTATAGGCTCCCTTTCATTCGTTCAAAATATACTTTGTTATTCTCCACTATTTTCTTAACAATATTTTTGTTAACTAGGCTTTGAATTAGGTAACACTCACGTTCAGATAAATCTTCTTTGCATGTACGTTCTAATAAATTTTCGTACATCTCGCTTTCGTGAAGTGATAAAAATGTTGGGATTCCGCCTGGAGTTTCAATGCTTTTCATTATGCTATCCCGGCTGCCTTTTTTAGGCGTTCAATTTCTTGTGCGTTATACGCTGACTGGTTACTGTTATTTGCAATACCTTGTGCGTTTTGATTTCTTTGATCATCATCTGGATCTGATTTACTGCTAGTTCTTGGTCCAGGATCTCCTGTTGGTACTTTCCTAGAACCTGCTGTGTATCTCTGACTGCCTCTAGAATCTCTATTTGCATCTTGATTAGAAATAGTTGCACGTCTTTGGTCTACACCTGATCCTTGT